AGATCGAGATCACGATCAACAACAACGCGTACCGCAAGACGGCGATCGGCACCCTCGGTGCGTTCGACGTCGGCGTCGGTGACTTCACGGTCAGCGGCTCGGTGAAGGCGTACTTCGACAGCCACGCGGCGACGGATGCGATCCGCAACAACACGGACGTCTCGCTCGACTTCGCAGTCGTGCAGGCGAACGCGGGCTGGCTCTTCGACCTCCCGCTGGTCGTGCTCGGTGACGGTCGCAAGGACGTTCAGAAGGACGAAGCCGTCCGCCTGAACCTCTCCCAAGAAGCCGTTGCGCACGCGACGCTGAACCACACGCTGCTTGTGCAATCGTTTGCCTACCTGCCCGATCTGGCAGAGTAGTACGGACTAACGGGACCGCCATGCGTGAAAGCGCGTGGCGGTCTACGTTTGTCAACCCAGAGAGGAACGCATGAACCCCTTCAAGATGTACCAGACAGACCCGGACCTTGAGGTCAAGGGCATTGACATCGACTACGGCGACTTCTACTTCACGATCGCCCGCGCGGGTGGCGCGAACAAACGCTTCAACGAGCGCCTTGCGGAAGCGTTCAAGCCGTACCGGCGCGCGATCCAAACCGAGACGGCGGACGTCAAGCTGCTCGACCGGATCACCAAGGAAGTGTTCATCCAGGAGTGCATCAAGGGCTGGGGCTCGGCCAAGCACGGCCCAGGCAAGATGCTGAACGTCGACGACAGCCCGCTCGACTACACCCCGGAGAACGTCGCGCTGTTCTTCGGCGAGCTCCCGGAGCTCCTCGACGACCTCGTTGGGCAAGCCAACAAGATGGCGCTCTACCGCGCCAAGGTGATCGAAGACGACCTGGGAAACTAACCGACTACCTGCTGTACACGCTCAAGCAGGGACCGGTCGAGGCGAACATCCTGGAGCGAGCACAGAAGCGTGGGCGTGCTGCACCAGAGGCGATAGCTAACGCGCCGACGCTCAAGGCGTACCTCCAGTTCTACTGGGAGGCGTTTCTTGAGCTCGACACGTGTCGCCCTCTGGGCATGTCGTCAATCGGGCAAATCCCCTGGACGGCTGTCAACGAGTACGCGCTGCGCCACGGCATCGACGACGTCGATGACTTCGACTATCTCTTGACCATGATACGCGGTATCGATGCGGCGTATCGAAACTACGTGCGGGAGAAGACGTCCAAGTGAGCGAGCCGAATGACTTCGCGCGCCGAATGACGCTACGTGGCATCCGGGTTGAAGCCAACTCGGACGCGGCGGTGCGCAAGTTCGCGCTGCTCGCTGATCAAGCGGTCGTCAACGCGACGCCGGTTGACACCGGTCGCGCGCGCTCGAATTGGATCGTGAACTTCGACAGCCCAAGTGACGTGGTGCGAGAAGCGCTCGCTGAAGGCCCAGCCGCAGGCTCTGCGGCGATCGCCGAAGGCGCTGCTAAGATCGCCGCGTACAATGGAGACGTGAACCGCGAGATCCACTTGACCAACAACCTGCCGTACATCGGACGGCTGAACGACGGCTACTCAGCGCAAGCCCCTGCGGGCTTCGTTGAGCAGGCAGTTCAGATCGCCGCTGCAGCGGTCGCTGGAACGAGGCTGCTTGACTAATGGCAACTGAACGTCTTGACATTATCGTCTCGGAGCGAGGGTCGCGCGTCGTCAAGCGCGAGCTCCAAGAGATCGGCACCCAGGCGCGCGCCACTGGCGGCGCGGTCGCGGCTCTGCGCCAAGCGTTCATCGTGGCGGGCCTTGGTGTCGGCGTCCAGCAGCTGATCGAACTGGCGGACGCCTACACCACGATCCGAAACCGCGCGCGCCTCGCAGTCGGTCCTACGGGCGACGTGAACGCGGCGCTCGACCGGCTCTTCACGATCGCCAACCAGACGCAGCAACCGATGGAAGCGATCACGACGCTGTTCCAGCGCGGCTCCATCGCCGCGCGCGAACTGGGCGCGTCGCAGGAAGAGCTCTACACCTTCACGCAGCTGGTCGGTCAGGGCCTCGCCATTCAGGGCGGCTCGGCTGCTTCTGCAACCGGCGCGCTGCTCCAGCTGTCCCAAGCCCTGGGCTCTGGCGTGGTCCGCGCGGAAGAGTTCAACTCCATCCTCGAAGGTGCATTTCCGATTGCCCAGGCGGCGGCGCGTGGGCTTGATGAGGCAGGCGGTTCGGTGGCGCGTCTGCGCCAGCTGATCGTCGGTGGTCAGGTCACATCGCAAGAGTTCTTCGATGCGCTACTTTCTCAGGCTCCGGAGCTCGCGGCCACATTCGCCACAACCGTACCCACGATCGGCAACGCGTTTACCGTCCTGCGCAACAACGTCATCCGAGCGTTCGGCGAGTTTAACCAAGCGACGGGAGCGAGCCAGGCGTTTGCCCGCTTCATCCTCTTCGTCGGACAAAACGCAGGCACGCTGATCGACATCCTCGAAGCGGTCGCTTATGCCATGGGCGTGCGCTTCGCGATCCAGGGCGTGGGTGCAGCGATCGGCGCTCTGCGCGCCCTTGGGCTTGCGATCATGGCGAACCCGCTTGGCGCGATCGCCACGGTGGCGCTTGCTGCTGGTGCAGCGTTCGTTGCGTTCAGCGACAAGATCGCTCTCACGCGTGGTAGCTCCGCTTCTGCGTTCGACTTCATCGGCACGATGTTCGGTGACCTCGTTGGCCTGATCGGCAACGGCGTCCAGACCGTGCTTGGCTGGTTCGGCAACTGGGAAGACGAGCTCGGCAACTTCGACTTCTTCCGCTTCGTCCAAGGCATCGCCACTGGCATCGACGCAGTGATCGGCCTCTTCTACGGTCTGTCCGACGGCGTGACGCAGCTGTTCCGCACCTTCCCGCAAGTCATCGGCGACCTGATGATCAGCGGCCTCCAGCGCGCGTTCAACGCGGGCACCGACTTCGTGAACGGTATCATCCGCGCGCTGAACCGCATCCCCGGTGTTGCGATCAGCACGATCAGCGCACCGGACTTCACGAACCCGTTCGAGAACGCAGCTGCGGCTGTGGGCGAAGCGGCGAACCGTGGCTTCCGTCGCGGCATGGACGAAGGGCTTGCGTCGAGCTACGTAGACGGCGTGCGCGAGCGCGCGGAAGCAGAAGCGGCGGCGAGCGCTGCTGCGGCGGCTCCCACTGCACCGACGGCTCCCACTGCACCGACGGCTCCGGGCGCTGGCGATGGCGTCAGCCGCGCGGACATCATCAACGACTTCAACCGCTACCTGGACGAGCAGAACATGCTGCTCCAGTTCAACAGCCGCGAGCGCCAGCTGCAGGAGCAACTGCTGGCGGTGAACAACGCGCTGATGCAGGAAGGCTACGACACCCTCTCCAAAGGCGAGAGCGGTCCCATACTCGAACGGCTGCGCAACCTGCAGACCGAACAAGAGCTCATGGACGAGCGCGAGCGCATCCTTGCCGAGAGCGACGAACAGATGCGCCTCTACAGCGTGACGCAGACGGCGCTCAACCAGCTGGTTGCCGAAGGCGCGATCACGCAAGCCTCGTTCAACGAGCAGATGCGCCAGCTGCAAATCTCCATGCTGGAGACGCGCATCGCCATGGGCGAAGGCTCGTTCGCAGACGGCTTCCTGCTCGAAATCCAACGCATGCTCCAAGGCGTCGAGAACTTCCGCGCCACGGCGGGGCAGTCGTTCGGCCAGTTCTTCCAGCGCGTCACGGACGGCTTCGCGAACAGCGTTGGCCGGGCGATCGTGTACTCGGAGAACCTGGGCGCGGCGATCCAGCAGGTTGCCCGGAGCGCGCTCGCTGAACTGATCAGCGCGCTCGTCAAGCTCGGTATCCAGTGGGTCATCAACCAGACCCTTGGGCAAACGCTCGCAACCGCCTCCACTGCAGCCTCGGTGGCCCAGGCGGGCGTTGTGGCTGCGGCGTGGTCGCCTGCTGCTACGGCAGTCTCGCTCGCCTCCTACGGGGCGAACAGCCCGGCTGCTATCGCGGGCATGAGCGCGGCCTACGCGGCTGGCAAGCTGTTCTCCTCGGTCAGCAAGTTTGCCGACGGCGGGCGCGTGTCTGGCCCAGGGGGCTCGCGCTCTGACCTCGTTCCGGCGCTGCTGTCCAACGACGAGTTCGTGGTGAACGCGAGCGCGTCGCGCCGCAACGCCGCGCTGCTCGAAGCGATCAACAGCGGTGCGACGGTGACCGGCGCTGGCGGCGGTATCCAACTGGGCATCAACGTCAACGTCAACGGCGACGCGGGCTCCAACCCCGAACGCACAGGTGCGACGATTGCGCGCGAGATCGAACAGGCGCTTCTCCCGCTGCTGGCGAAGCAGATGCGCCCTGGTGGGCTGCTGGCTGGAGGCAGGTAAATGACAGCGCTTCCACTGCAGCCCGACTACGGCGCGAAGCTCACCCTCGACGTCAACGTCACAGAGGTCAAGCTCGGCGAGAACTACTCACAGCGCGTGATCCGTGGGCCGAACCGCCACAAGCAAACGTGGCAGCTGAACTGGAACGGCTTGAGCGACGGCGAAGAGGAAATCCTGCGTTCGTTTTTCGCGGCGCTCGAGACGGACTACTTCACGTGGACGCCTCCGGGCGACGGGGCAACCGAGATCAAGCTGGTGACCGACAAGTACGACGCCACAATTTCGGGCTGGAACAATTGGCGCGTCACGCTCAAGTGCAGGGAAGTGTTCGATGTCTAAGATCAGCGAGCACATTCAGAAGGCGAGCCTCGGTGCAGAGGTCGAGCTCTACCAGCTGGACCTGACGCTGTTCAACGAGGGTACGCTGTACTGGGTTGCGGGCGACGAAGGTGCGCTCACGCAGAGCGTCTCGTTCGGCGGCCAAGAGTACACGCCCTTCCCGATCACGGCTGAAGGCTTCGAGCAACGGCTCAATGGTCCGCTCGCTCGTCCTACGGTCACGGTGGCGAACACCAGCGGCATTCTCACGCCCTTCGTCGTGGCCCACGGCTACCTTGTCGGCGCGACGTTCCGCCGCATCCGCACCTTCGCCAAGTTCTTGGACGACGGCGCTGATCCGGACGGCGATGCGATCCTGCGCCAAGACGAGTACACCCTGCGCCGGTTGCTGAAGCACCGGTCGCGCAAGTTCCTGAAATGGGAGCTCGCCGCGTCCATCGACGTGACGAACGCTGTGCTCCCTGCGCGCCAGATCGTGCGCGACTTCTGCGACCACTCGTACCGCTTCTGGGACGCGTCCGCTGGCGCGTTCGATTACACCACGGCCACCTGCCCCTTCGCTGAAGCGGGCGTCGCCTTCGACGCAACCGACACGCCCACCACGCCGCAGAACGACGTTTGTGGGAAGCGCCTGGGCTCGTGTAAGCTGCGCTTCGGTGCGAACGCAGAGCTCCCGTTCCGGGGCTTCCCCGGTGTGGCACGTCTCAGGGCACGGTAACATGATCAAGCGCGAACAGCTGCTCTTCCCCGACGCGGTGAAGGCGATGCAGGACCACGCCAAGCGGGCGTACCCGAACGAGGCTGTGGGCCTGATCACAACGCGCGCCTACGTACCGCTCAAGAACACCAGCGACGAACCGGAGTTCACTGCCACGGTGGCCTCCTCGGTTGTTGCGCCCTACGTAATGGACGGCTCGCTGGTCGCGGTCTTCCACTCTCACCCCAACGGGCCGAACTGCCCAAGCGAGCTCGACATGCGCTCGCAGATGGGCATGGAGGTTCCGTTCATCATCGTGTCGACGAACGGCGACGCCTGCCTTGCGCCCTTCGCGTGGGGCGATCAACTGGAGCCGTTCCCGCTGCTGGAGCGCGGCTTCCAGCACGGCGTCACCGACTGCTACGAGCTCATTCGAGATCACCGCTTCCTGACCTACGGCGAACGCCTGCCCCAGTTCCCGCGTGACTGGAACTGGTGGCTCAAGGGGCAGTCGCTCTACATCGACGGCTTCCAGGCAGCGGGCTACCGCCTGCTCGAAGGTGACGAGACGCCGCAAATCGGTGACGGCTTCCTGGCGTGCGTCAAGAGCCGCGTCCCAAACCATGCCGGGGTACTTGTTGAGCCGGGCATGATCCTCCATCATGCGACGGCGCGTGACCCGTACGATCCCTCGCGCCTCGCCAAACGGGAACCCGTTCACCGGTGGCGCGACTACATCACACACTGGGTGAGGCGCGACGTTGAACCGTCTTCGTGACATCTACCTCTACGGACGCCTTGGGCGTCTGTACGGCAAGAAGCACCGGCTGGCGGTCGAAACGCCAGCCGAAGCTCTGCGCGCGCTCGCTGCGCGCCACAAGGGCTTCTGGGAAGAGTTCAAGGCGAGCGGCGGCTACCGCTTCGTTCGCGGTAAGAAGAAGACCGGCGACGCGCTGGCGGAAGCGGACCACCTGAACCTGCGCTTCGGCAAGCAGCGCGAACTGCACGTCATCCCCGTTCCGCAAGTGGCCGGTATCGAGACGCTGGTGTACGTCGCCATTGCGGCGGTGGTCGCAGTCGTCGCGGCGGTTGCGTTCATGCCTACGATCGAACCGCCCAAGGCGGAAGAGCGTAAGGACGACACCAACAGCTTCATCTTCGACGGCGTCACCAACTCGACCGAGCAAGGCGGGCCGGTCCCTCTCGTGTTCGGCGAGTTCCTTGTCGGCACGACCGTTGTGTCAGCGGGCATCGAGACCACGGACATTCCGTACGAGGCGCTCTCCTCGGACGCCCAGACGAGCTCGACACCGGGTTGGCGCGGTAGCCCTCTGGGCGACGACCTGCTCTTCCTCACCAAAGGCGGCGGCAAGGGCGGCGGCGAAGCGCGCGCTGCGGTCGAAGACCCCAACTCGCTCCAGTCCCAAGCCACGGCCAAGATCATCGAAGTCCTGTCCGAAGGCGAGATCGAGGGTCTGGTCGACGGGCTCAAGAGCGTGTACTTCGACGGCACCCCGGTGCAGAACGCAGACGGCACGTTCAACTTCAAAGGCATCGCGCTGGAGTTCCGCGAAGGCACGCCCTCGCAGAGCTACATCCCGAACTTCACTTCGCAAGAGAACACGCGCTCGCTCAGCAACCGCGAGATCAGCCAGCAACTCGGCCCAGTGGTGCAGACGATCAGCGACGCGGACACCAACCGCGCGCGCGTGACCCTGGGCGTCAACTCGCTGTTCTACACGAACCCTGAGAACGGCGACATGAAGAGCTCGTCCGTCACGGTGCGGATCGAGCTCCAGTCGAACGGCGGCGGCTACTCGACGGTGGTCGACCACACCTTCAGCGGCAAGTGCACCAGCCAGTACCAAAAGTCGTTCGACATCCCGCTCCCGGCTGGCGGCGACCCCTGGGACATCCGCGTCTCCCGCGTCACGGAAGACCGCACCACGTCGAACTACCAAGACGACGTTGTGTGGGTAAGCCTGACCGAGATCATCGACGCCAAGCTGTCCTACCCCGACACGGCGCTCGTTGCGATCACGGCGGACGCCAAGCAGTTTGGCTCGAAGATCGCAACGCGCGGCTACAGGATCAGGGGCATCAAGTGCGACGTCCCGACGAACTTCGACCCGGTCACACGCACGTATGCGACCAGTGGCCCAGGCACTAGCGGTGGCGTTTGGGACGGCACCTTCGTGCGCTCCTGGACGAACGAGCCTGCCTGGGTCTTCCGCGAGCTCTGCCTCAACCAGCGTTGGGGCTTGGGCCGCAGGCTCGGTGTGAACAACGTCGACAAGTGGAGCCTCTACGAGATCAGCCTCCACAACAGCGAGCACGTTCCGGACGGGCTCGGTGGGACCGAACCGCGCTACACGCTGAACGTCGTGCTCAACACGCGCGAGCAGGCGTTCAAGGTCATGACGACTATGGCCGCCATGTTCCGCTCGAACGTGTACTGGTCGACCGGCCAAGTCACGCTGGTGCAGGACAGTCCGCGCGACGCTTCGCGCCTGATTGCGATCGCCAACGTCGAAGACGAGATCATCGACTACGAAACGCCGGACATCGAAGACAAGGTCAGCGCCTACGTGGTGGCCTGGAACGATCCGGACGACGACTACCGCCTCGCCTACGAAGTGGTCGAAGACCCGAAGCTGCGCCAGCTGATCGGCTGGAAGACGAAGGAGGTTGTGGCCTACGGCACCACCAGCCGTGGGCAAGCAGTGCGCTTCGGCAAGCGCCTGCTCAACGACCAAGAGTTCGCCTCCAACGCAGCCAGCTGGAAGTCCGGCTTCGAGCAAGCGGACCTCACCCCCGGCATGGTCGTCAAGACCAAAGACCCGGAGTTCACGACCTCGCGCCTCGGTGGCCGCATCGTCTCCTCGACCACGACCAGCGTTGTGCTGGACTACGAGGTCACGCTCGAATTCGGCGAGCTCTACACGCTCGACCTGATGATGCGCGATGGCACTGTTGCCAGCCGCACGGTTACGACCGGACCAGGCACGACCACTACGCTCTCGTGGGCGGACCCGATTGCGACCACGCCACTCCCCGGCGCGATGTGGGCGCTCACGCCCTCCATGCTGGACGACGCGCTGTGGCGCGTTACCGGCAACGTCGAAGAAGACGGCGTCAAGTTCAGCATCCGCGTGCAGCAGTACGACCCGAACCAGTGGGACCGCGTCGAGCAAGGGCTCGTCCTGGAGCCGCGCACGACCACGTACCTCCCTTCGGGCGCGCTCGAAATTCCCACTGGGCTTGGCTACCGCGAGTTCGTGAAGCTGATCAACGGCGACACCGGCTCGCCTTCGATCTACTTCAACTGGCAACCCGTCGCTGATCCGCGCGTGACCGCCTACCAAGTGCAGGTCAAGCGCCCCGGCACGGACGACTTTGAAGCGTTCCCCGACACCAGCGCCCTGGGCGTCGAGGTCAACAACATCACCGAAGGCGAGCACACGCTGCGCGTGCGTTCTGTTGACTCCATCGGTCGCAAGAGCGGCTGGCGCGAGATCACGGACACCTTCGACGGCTTGCCCGAAGCGCCCCAGGGCGTGACCGCGTTCGACGCCTACCCCGGCGAAGACGGCGTGCGCTTCGTCTGGCAACCTGTGGTCAGCGTTAGCCCGCTGACGTACGAAATTCGTGTGGGGGCTTCCTGGGAAGCCGGTCAACGTATCTGCCGAGTTCGCGACGACACGATCACGGTGAAGCTCCCCACGAGCCTTATCCTCGACCAGAACTTTTGGATCAAGCCGCTCATCGTCGGCACGTCGCTGTACTCGGCGGACGCCTTCCTGGCGACCACGTACCAGCAGCCGCTCCCGACGCGGAACATCGTTGTGCAGAACAACTTCCGCACGGCGGGCTCGACCTGGGACGGGCGCTTGCGCCAGCTGAGTGTGCAGACGCTCGACGCCCAGGAAGCGCTGCGGTTGGATAGCAGCGGCGGCATCCGCTACGCCTACGGCGACTACCGAGCAGAGGTCACGCTGGCTGGCGAGTTCTACGCACGCAACTGGCTCGAGACGACGCTGCGCAACGTGAACAACACGTCGCCCACGTGGGACAGCTTGACGGTTACGTGGGACAGCCTTGGCGACCTCACGTGGTCTGTTCCGGACGGTCCGCTTACGGACGTCACGCTCGACGCGTACATTGCGGTCGACACGGCTCCCAGCGACCTGATCGAGTTCTGGCCTCTGGGCGCGGACACGACCGGCGACATTGCTGCAACCGCCGCGACGATCAGCGTGCTGGCGGCGAGCACGGCGACGGGGCTGTTCAACGACGGCTCCAGCTTGGGCGACTACAGCCTCCTCGGTTGGGAAGGCAACGTCGACTACGTGCAGAACTTCACGCACGTCTTCGACCTCCAGCCGTCGGAAGCGTATGCGACCGAAGTCGTGTTCGCCACGCACACCGATGGAACGCACTACATCCAGGTCGGTTACGATCCGGTGGACGACGTGCTGTTCGCAGAAGACGAGCTCACCAACCGCGCCACCTGTGCTGCGCCCGCGTGGGACACGACGGACGTTTACACGATCGCCCTAGTGGTGACCGCGACCGAACGCCGGATCATGTGGGTCAGCCAGGACGACCACACAGGCGCGTTCGGCTCGTTGACGATCGCCAGCGCCCACGTGTTCGACACGCTCTACATCGGGAGCGGCGGCGAGGGCGCTGCTGAGACGTGGGCGGACGCGGGCTACACCTGGGCCTCGACCGAAGCTGGCCGGACCTGGGACGAGCTCTCGCTGGCGCTCTTCGCTGCGCCCGGCACCTACGCTCGCATGTTCCTGCGGACCTACGAGTACACGAGCTCGAACTACGCCACGCGCTTGTTCCTGCTCGCGCCGAACGCCAGCTACAGCGACTTCCGTCCGCTGATCCCCGGTGACTACGGCTACACGTCCTGCTACATCTGGCAGCGCCTCTCGGCTCCGACGGGCGTCGGTGACACGCTGTACCTTACTGAGAGCGTGCTCAACGTCGACGTCCCAGATATCATCGACGGCGGCGAAGCGACGTTGACCGCTGCGACGTTGACCGTCAACTACAACCGGACGTTCCACGAACCTCCGATTGTGGTCGCGGTCCACAAGGGCGGCGCGACACCGGCGCTCGTCAACATAGTTTCGATTGGGTTGACCAGCTTCGTGGTGAAGCTCGTTGATCCGACTAGCCCTTCCACTCTGGTGGCGGGCGACATCAACTGGTCTGCGAAGGGGTACTAAGTGGCGCAACTGTTTCCCGACATTACGTCCGGCATGACGCTGACGGCGTCGCGCGATCCGATCGTGAACCGGACGGACGCGCTGCGGTCGATGTTCGGTGGTGCGTCTGCGCCAGCGAGCGCGGTGCTGCACCAGATGTTCTTCAACGAGACGGACGGCAAGATCTACATCTGCACGAACGCCACTGGGCCGGTGTTCACCGAGTTCACCACGTACCTTATGTCGGTGATGACGAACGTGGTTGGGCGCTCGAACCTCGCCAACGGCGCGGCCACGTCCGTGATCGGGCGCTCAGCTGGCTCGACTGGTGCAGTCGCCGATATCGCAGCGGCAAGCGACGACGTCATCTTCCGCCGCACTGGCGGTGCGCTGAACTTCGGCGGGCTCACGATCGGCATGTTCGCCGACGACTTGATCACGTTCGCCAAGCTCCCCAACGTCTCGACGAACACGCTGCTTGGCCGCTTCAACGCGAGCACTGGCGACATCGAAAGCATCGGCCTCAACAGCGACCTCGCCTTCAGCGGTGGCAACCTCCGGGTTGCGGCCTACACCGGCGACGTCACCAAGACGGCTGGCGGCACGGCGCTCTCCATCGCGAGCGGCGTGATCACGAGCACGCACCTTTCGACCTCGCTGCTCGACACCGACGCGGCAATGGCGGCGAACAGCAACACGCGCGTTCCCTCGCAGGCGGCGGTCGTCTCCTACGTGAACAACATGCTGCTCGGCCTGCGCTGGAAGAACCCAGTGCGCGCCGCGACCACGGCGGCTGGTACGCTCGCCTCCAGCTTCCAGAACGGCTCGACCATCGACGGCGTCGTGCTCGCCACTGGCGACCGCATCCTGATCAAGACCCAGGCGGCTGCGGCTGAGAACGGCATCTACACGGTGAACGTGTCCGGCGCTCCGACGCGCGCGACCGACGCGGACGCTGGCTCCGAGCTCGTCAACGCCACGGTCATGGTCCAGGAAGGTACCACGAACGCGGACACGCAGTGGACCTGCACCAACAACACGGCTCCCACCCTGGGCTCAACGAGCATCACGTTTGCCCAAGTGGCGGCGGTGGGCGCGAGCTACCTGGGCGACACGACCACGATCACCCTTTCGGGCAACACGTTCAGTATCACGACGAACGGTGTCGGCAACGCACAGCTGCGCCAGAGCGCGGGTGTGTCGGTGGTTGGCCGCTCTGCCAACTCGACTGGCAACGTCGCCGACATCACGGCTTCGGCGGACGACCGCCTCCTGGCGCGCACTGGCGGCGCTCTCAGCTTCACGCAGCTGACGAACGGCATGGTCCCGACGAACACGATCGGCACTGGCAAGCTAGCGTTCGCCGCGACGGCTCGCCTCCTCGGCAGGTTCACAGCTGGCGCTGGCGCTGGCGAAGAAGTCGCGCTCACTGCGGACCACGAAATCAGCTCGGGCTCGCTGCGGCTGGTCGCGTTCACCGGCGACGTCACGAAGACGGCGGGCGGTACCGCTCTCACGATCGCAAACGACGCGGTCACCTACGCCAAGATGCAGAACGTCTCGGCCCAGTGGCGGTTGCTTGGGCGTGTGAGCTCTGGCGCGGGCGACGTCGAAGAGATCAACATCAACTCGCTGACCGAAGACACAGCGCCTGCCCCGGCTGCGGACTACGTACTCTCGTATGACGCCACGGACGGCTCGCTGAAGAAGGTGCTGCACCGGAACGTCAAGCCGATTGAGACGATCACGATCGCAGTCGGCGACGAGACGACCGCAATCACGACGGGTACCGCGAAGGTCACCTTCCGGATGCCCTACGCGTTCACGGTCACGGCGGTGCGCGCCTCGGTGAACACGGTGTCGTCTTCGGGCACTCCGACGGTCGACATCAACGAAGGCGGCGTTTCGATCTTGAGCACGAAGCTCACCATCGACGCGAGCGAGAAGACATCGACGACTGCGGCAACGGCGGCGGTGCTTTCGGACACCAGCTTGGCTGACGACGCGGAAATGACTATCGACATCGACACGGCAGGCACCGGGGCGAAGGGTCTCAAGGTGCAGATCATCGGCTACCGGACCTAAGAGGAGAACGCACGTGACAGTGCTCGTTACAGTGAAGCTCGCCATGGACGGCGAAGCGCTTGGTGAGAAGACCTTCGAGGCGAACTTCGCCACGACGGACCCTGTGCTTCGCTTCGAGAACGCGATCGCCTGGATGATCGCTCTCACCAACCCGGTTGCAGACGAACTGCAACTGGCAGCGATGGAGCGCATCGTCGAGAACCGACGCGCGGCGCTTGCCGAAGCAAAGGCGGCGAAGGAGGCACCTGCTGATGATCCGCAAGCCTAAGCTCTACGTCGAGCGCTTGTCGCCGAACCAGTACGTCAAGGGCGTAATGGACGGCGAAGGCTGGGCGATTGCCAAGCTGGAAGAGATCGTACGCCCACGCCCTTACCTCCTCAATGATCGAGGCGTGGCTGCAACGCAGCACGCTGTCCAAGACCTCGAAGAGCTCCAGCGCGTGCTGCGCGTTTCCGACGGGCGCTTGCGCGCGCTCAACGACGCGCTGCTGACGGGCAACCCAGAAGCATACCACTTCCTGCTCGACCTCTACGACTACGTGTACGAGCCTACTCGCTGCATGCAGTTCATCGACAGCGGGCGGTTCACTCTCAGCTTCACTCCAGTCACAAACTCGTACACGACGGGTAGCGGCACCGAAGTGACTCCTAGCGGTGCGGCAAATTGCGCGGTCACTAGCGACGGTGGCGGCGGCGGCGGTGGGCGAGACAACACACACGGCGCTGGTGGCGGTGGCGGCTCTGCGCGATGCGTGACGAATGCTTCGGTCTCGTCCGGTAACTCGCTCGGTTACTCGGTCGGCGCTGGTGGGCCTGGAAAAACAGCGTCGACTGGCGCTGGGACAGATGGCAGCGCCACCACAACGTCCGGTGGGACAGGCGGCTTTGCGGGCATCGCACACAGCGCGGGCGGTGGTGGGCGTGGCTTCTTCGGCGGGGGCGGCGAAGGCGGCTTGGGTGGGTCCGCAGGTGCTGCTTCTGGTGGCACGACCAACACAAACGGGGTTGACGGTAATGCAGGGGCTGGGTTTGAGCCTGCCGGTGGTAACGGTGGCGAAGGTGGTAGCGGTGCTGCAGGCGGTCTTGCTACGGCTGGCGGCGGTGGCGGTGGCGGTTCTTACACTGCAGGAACTGACGCAGTGATCAACGGCGGCGACGGCGCTGGCGGTCGTTCACAGTTCGCCTTCACGTAAAAGGAACAACAACGAATGGCACAGGGCTACCAAAACTTCCCCGGCTCGCAGACCGTGGCTGTCTCGCGACCGCTCATTGAAGAGCGGTTCGAGACGCTGCGCTCGCAGTTCAGCGGGACGGCGTTCCCGGTTGCGGACGCAGACACCCCTGCTCCGGTCGAGGGTCAGCTTTGCTTCCGCACGGACCTCGACGCGCTCTACGTTTGCGTTGACCCCACCACGCCGGTCTGGGAGCTCGTCAACCTCGACTTCTTCCTGGCGCTCAGCGGCGGCACGCTCACTGGCGTGCTGAACCTCGCCTACGGCGCAGACGTCGCTTCCGCCTCGACGATCAACCTGACGACTGCAACCGGCAACTACCTCAACGTCACCGGCACGACGACGATCAACACGGTCACCCTGGGCCAAGGCATGTGGCGGCTCTGCTACTTCGCCTCGGCTCTCACGATCGCCCACAACGCATCGAACGTGGTCTGCCCGCAAGGCATCAACCTGCGAGTGCGCGCGGGCGATCGCATCCTGTTCGTGGGCGACGCAGGCGGCGTTGTGCGCCCTGCCCTGCTCATGCGTGCGGACGGCACGGCGTGGTACACCGGCTCCAAGGGCTCGAACGTCGCGTCCGCCGCGACCATCGACCTGACCGCGCTCGAAGACCTGCTCCACATTACTGGCACGACGACGATCAACACGGTCACCCTGCCCTCTGGGCAAGAGCGAACGCTGGTGCTCGACGGTGCGCTGACGTTCACCAACAGTGCCAACCTGATTTGCCCAGGAGGGCGCGACCTCCAGCTGGATGCTAACTCGGTTGTTGTCGTTCGCGGCGACGGCTCCGGCATTACGCGGATCATTCTCGCGCGCCCTGCCAACGGGCTGAAGCACGTCGGCAAGGAAGTGCTTCCGTTCAAAGCGCCTAGCTTCTCCCCGGCGCAGACGAGCGGCTGCGCTGAAGTCGTTCGCGCTTTCACGACGACGAACAAGGTCGCTTACTACTCTTGTGCCTTCGACGGCTCGGCCACCGAGTATGCCTGGATCGACGTGGGCACTGTTCCCTCTTGGAACGGCGGCGCGATCGAGGTCCGCATTCGCTGGCGCTGCGGTACGCTCGGCAACGTCGTGCTCGGCGCTGCGGCTTGTGCCTTCGGCAACGGACAGAGCGCAGACGGCACGCTCGGCACGGCTGCAGAGACGACCGACGCAAACACCGGCGCTGAATTTGAGAACGTCTCCGACTGGATGACTGTCACCCCGGCTGGTACGTCAATTGACGGCGGGCATTCGCTCGCGGTCCGCTTCTACCGCAAGGCGGCGGACGCGCTCGACACGATCAACGGCGTTGACATACAGATCACCCAGGTCGAAGTCCGCATGGTGATGAACAAGCCGTCCGACGCCTAGCTTTGCGTCGCGTCTCCCCTTGGGCTATCTCTGGGCGGCTAGCAGCACCTATGTCACCTAGGAGACAGAACATGACATCCAACCAAGCAGTCCAGCAGGCGGCGGCGATCGTGCGCGCCACTGCCCCGGCTGACCTTCCGGCCAAGCCGTTCTGGCAGTCCAACGCCGCGTGGGCGTCGATCATCACCTTCCTGCTCGGCGTCGCTACGCAGTTCGGCCTCCCGCAATGGATCGCCGACTTCGCCCAGACCAACGTCAACACTGTGTACGGCGCGATCATGACACTGGTCGGCGTGTACGGCGCTTGGGCAACGGCTCGCCGCAACAGCAAGATCACGCTGTAACCCTTGTCCTGGCTCAAGCTACTTTCCCTTCTGGTCGAGCTCGTTCTCCGCGTCATGAAGACGATGGAGGAACAGAAGCTCGTCCAGGAGGGCGAGGTCAAGGGAGCCAAGCGCGCATTGGAGCTCACAAGTGCACGGCTACAAAAAGCCCTCGCTGTTCGCGAGCCTGCTGCTGATCACGTTCCTGGCCGCGTGCCAGACAACGACCCCTTCGTTCGGGACTAGTCCGCCGCAGGTCGAGCAATCGGCTAACGAAATTATCGCTGAGGTCTGCAAGACCTTCCAACCGATCCGGTACAGCCGGACGGACACACCTGACACGATCGATCAAGTGCAGGCGCACAACCGCGCGTGGATTGAACTTTGCGGGGCAACCATCCAGTGACCGACTTGCTACAGAATGCAGCTACGATTGAAGCGCTGGCCAAACTCTCGTCAGCGTTTTTCATTTTGGCGGGCCTCGCTTGGGCGTTCCTTAAGTGGGTGGTGCCGTTCTTCGGCAACATCAACCGCTCCTGGAACGAACTGCATGATATCGTCAAAGAGCTAAAGCCCAACGGCGGCTCCTCGATTAAAGACGCGGTGGTGCGGCTGGACAAAGCCGTCGCACAGCTGGTTACGAACACCGAGATAATCTCATCCAAGCAGTGGGCGCTGGTCGCCACGCAGCCAAGTCCGGTCTTTGAAACGGACAACGAGGGGCGCTGCATCCGCGCTAACACTTCGTACATGAACCTCGCCGAACGCGACTTCGAGCAGCTGAAGGGATACGGCTGGGAGAACTTTCTCCACTCTGAAGACCGCGAGCTCGTCTCGGACGAATGGCAAGAGGCGGTCAGGAAGCGTCGCGCGTTCGACCTGCGCTACCGCGTCGTCGGCGCGGTCACCAAGAAGACCTTCATCGTCCAGTGCTTCGCCAGTCCGTACTTTGACCACAACGGCAAGGTGCTCGGCTGGCTGGGACGTTTCGCTTCAGTGGAAGAGTACAAACAGAACTAGGAGAACAGCATGGCCGCGCCACTCACAGACGAAGACCTCAAGCAAGCTTGGGCGGTCTTCGCCAAACACGGCTACGTGCATGCACGTGCAGCCCAAGCGATCGGGATGACCGAGAGCACGTTCAAGAACCGCATCAAGGTCGCCATGAACCGGCTCGGCCTGATCATCCCCGAAGGGCGCGCGGGCTCGGTGCACGGCACCCCAGTGCGGAAGATGCCTCGCCCCGCTCCAGGCGAAGTCCGCCGCTACATTCTCTCCAGCGCCCAGAACAACGCGTCGGTCCATGACGAGACCTGGGCCTCGCTCATGGCGCTGAAGAAGCACTACAAAGCTGAGATGCTGATCAGCACGTTCGTGTACATCCACAACCAGGAAGGTTCAGCCAAGCGCGGCTCTGCGCACGACGCAGGCGGCAAGGACATCTGGTACGACCCGCGCATCGAAGAGTACGTGTGCGACGATCTGGTCGAGCTCGCCCACGGCTTGATGTTCTGCGGCAACATGAACACGCTTCCGACAGCGGAGCGCCCGCTGCGCGGCTTCGAGAGTTACACCGGGCGTGCGTCCGGCATCTTCCCCCACCCGCGCCACGCCATGGTGTCCGTCGCCTCCCACAAGGAAGACCCCACCAAGTTCAACTGGACGACCGGCGCGGTCACGAAGCGGCGCTACCTCCAGAAGCGCGCTGGCATCCGCGCGGAGTTCCACCACACATACGGCGCACTGCTCGCAGAGGTCGACGGCGATGGCAACTGGTTCGTTCGCCAGCTGCAGACGAACGACGACGGCTGCATTCAGGACTTGGACGTGCTGGCCTTCCCGGACGGCTCGGTGACCAAGGGCAACTCAGTGGAGGCGATCAATTGGGGCGACGTCCACATCGAGAAGGCGGACAGCACAGTCCGAAAACTAGCGTGGGGAAAGGGTGGGATGTTAGACGCCCTGAAACCCAAGCGGCAGTTCATTCACGACATGCTCGACTTCCACGCTCGCTCCCACCACGAAATGCGCGACCCGCACGCCATGTTCGAGCGGTTCGTTGAAGGTGAAGACAGCGTTGCCGAAGCCCTCCGCACAGCCCGCGACTTCCTGGGCAAAGAGGCGGCGCGCGACTGGTGTGAGACGGTGGTCGTCTGCTCCAACCACGACAACCACCTTGAGCGCTGGCTGCGCGAGGCGGACTACAAACTCGACCCGCGCAACGCGGTCACCTTCCTGAAGCTCCAGCTGTCCAAGTACGAAGCGATCGCCGCGCGCAACAAGCGCTTCCTGATGCTGGAGCACGCGTTGATACGGGAGTGTGGCCTGCACCCGAACGCGGCGAGCTTCCTCCGGGCGGACGAGAGCTACATCATCTGCAAGGACAAGCACGGCGGCATCGAGTGCGGCATGCACGGTGACGACGGGCCGAACGGAGCCTACGGCACGATCGGCGGGCTCGCCAAGATGGGCCGCAAGGCGAACATCGGCCACAGCCACTCGGCTGGCATCCAGGACGGCGTGTACCAAGCGGGCACCAGCAGCGAGCTCGACCTCGGCTACAACCGGGGGCCGGGCAGCTGGAGCCACAGCCACATCGTGACCTACCCCTCGGGCGAGCGCACGATCGTTACCATGTGGAACGGCAAATGGCGGGCCTAGCACTCGACCTTCCTCGACCTTCGGCTTTGCTCTTTGCCCAGGTCGAGGAGGGTTTTCCGCTGCAAGCCCAAGGGGTTAGGGCTCCGCTCCTCGACCTCCTCGGCTTCCGCGACCCCCTGCCCGGTTGCGAGGGAATTTCCCTACGGAGCACCCGGCCCTACCCTTTCTCTACTCTCTCTTTAGAAGTAGAGGAGGTAGAGGAGGTCGAGGAGAGAGGGGTTAACCCCTGGGCCTCCAACAACTTTCTGCTCCTCGACCTCGACACAAAGCAATGGCTAGAGGTCGAGGAGGCAGGGCAAGGTCGAGGAGCGGCGCGCTACTGGGAGGCGGCGATTGCGGCGCGGATCGAGCGCACGCTTCTAGGGGCATACCTAGGAGCCTAGAGCCGTGCCAGAGCAGTCCCTCCCCGTCTTCCACACGAAGCCCTTCAAGCACCAGCTGGACACCCTAGAGGCGTCCTGGCTCAAGCCCGCTTACGCGATCCTCTGGGAGCAAGGCACCGGCAAGACGAAGCTCGCCATTGACACGGCGCAGTCGCTCTTCCTGGCGGGCAAGATCGACGGCCTGCTTGTGCTCGGTCCAGGCGGCATCCCCCGCAACTGGATCACCGACGAGCTCCCGGTGCACCTGTCACCAGAGGTCAAGGCGCAGACCAGCTGCGCGCTCTGGCAAACGAAGAAGGCTGGCACCAAGACCCACGCCGCGACGCACGCCGCTCTCCTTGGGCACAAGGGGCTGGCGGTTCTGTGCATGACCTACGACGGGTTCATGACAGCGCTCGGCAAGAAAGCCGCTTGGGAGTTCATGCAGAAGCGGCGCATCCTCTACGTCGCCGACGAAGCACACCACATCAAGACGCCCAAGGCGAAGCGGACGAAGAGCGTGACAACGAGCGCGCGCCACGCGCCCTACCGTCGCCTGCTCACCGGCACGCCGGTCAGCCAAGGTCCGTTCGACCTCTACAGCCAGCTGAAGTTCGTCGACCCCGACTTGTGGACGCGCATGGGCCTCTCCCCGTTCGCCTGCTTCAAGACGCACTTCGGCATCTGGCGGCGCTCGCAAGACGTGCTGGCGGAAGAAGGCTACGACCCCGGCTACGACCAGCTGGTCGGTTACAAGAACCTGGACGAGCTCTCTGCGCTGGTTGCGCAGATGGGCTCGCGCGTCACGAAGGACGAAGTGCTCGACCTTCCCCCGAAGCTGTACCAGAAGATGACGCACGAACTGAACCCGGAGCAGCGTCGCCTCTACAAGCAGTTCATGGACGAGTTCACTGCCGAACTGGAGCACGGCCACCGCATCGACGCGCCGCTCGCGATCCAGCGCCTGCTCCGCTTCCAGCAGATCGTCTGCGGCTACCTGCCCGGCGACGACGAGGGCAACCTCCAGCAGATCGGCAACAGCAACAACCGCTTGGCGCTGG